TTCACATAAAACGTATTAAGGATACAAAATGAGTGAGAACATAAGTGGTGGCACTTACGGAGTCGAAGTAGACGCAGAAGTAGCTGACTCCCTGTTTACACCCGAGGGGGAGCAACAGCTAACAGAAACCGCAAGTATGCCAAACAGTGAGGCAACGACTGATGAACCAGTAGAGACTCAGGAAACTGAGCAACCCGAAAATTCTTTAGAACCCGTACCTACAGAGGATAGTAAGCCTGAAGTAACTGATTTCAGTGAAATCGAAATCGACGGGCAAACTTATACGACTGAACAGCTACAGGAGTTCATTAAGGACTCCCAAAATAAGGCGGATTGGCAAAAGAGCAACACTCAAAAAGCTCAAGAAATTGCCAATCAAGAAAAAGTGCTTAAAGCTGAATTTGACCGAATCAATGGTGTGATGAAGGACGAAGAAGTCGTAGAAACCATGAAAGACTTACTGGGCGAAGACCATGAGTTTTTTAAGGAGTCCACTGTACAGTTTTCAGAAAATGTGGAACAACCTCAGGAGCAGGAGCCTGTTCGAGATGATCGAATAGACCAACTAGAAGCTCAAGTACAAGAGATGCAACTTAAAGAGCAAGTCGCTAATGAAATTAATTCTCTTGTTAAGGCACACCCTGAGCTTGAGAATGATAGCGATGCAATATCAGAGGTGTTAGATATTGCCGTAGATCGGAATATTGCCGATCTAGAAGATGCTTTTATTCTTGCTCAAGCTAGAGCGACTGACCAGTCCGCAGTTTTGAAGGCGATGAAAAAGTTAAAGGAGGCTGAAGACCTCAAAGCTATTCCCGAAGTGGATAGTAATAAGAAAGGTGACCATAGTCCAACTGTGGAGAAATCACCCGATTATGACCACGCTAGGGAAGTTGCTTTAAAGGATTATCAGCTATTTAAATAAATCATATATAGGGGGAAAGTCTAATGGCTTTAAACTATGATAATTTATCTGCTCTAACGAAGGATAAATATATTCCTTTGCTTGTAGATAATATTTTCGAAAGCAACGTCTTGACACATCGCCTATTACGGAAATCTAAAGCTAGTGCTAGTGGTAACAAAGTTCTACAACCAGTAGAATACGCTAAAGCTGGTTCTGTTGGTTTCTATAATGGATATGATGTACTTGATACTGCACCCACAGAAGTCTTTACTGACGCATCTTATGACTGGAAACAGATGTATGCGACTATTTCTATCTCAGGTAGAGAAGAGGCTTTAAATGATGGTGCGGAGAGAGTAATCGATCTGTTAGAGGCTAAAGTCAAGAACGCCGAAAAATCTATGAAAGATACTTTCGGCACAACGCTGTATGGCACACAAGATGGTTCAGGTAACGATTTTGTTGGTTTACAGCACATAATCAAAGCAGATCGCTCTTTGGGCGGTATTGATTCTACCACATACACTTGGTGGGATGGTGGGTATATATTGGCTAGTGGAAACTCGCCTACTTATGCTGACCTTGCTACAGATGGTAATGCGGACTACATTCAAGACCACCTTCGCAAAGCGGTGAGTTCACTTACTATTGATGGTCAAAGACCAACAATGATTGTGACTACGCCTGTAATACTGGACGCATATGAAGAGTCACTTGTGGCTCAAAAGCGTTTTGGCGCGTCTGCTGGTTCTACTGCCGATGCGGGATTCCGAAACTTATTGTTCCGTGATATCCCAGTATTTGCTGACGACCATTGTCCTGATGGCATGATGTTCTTTTTAAATGAGAACTTTATGCAATTCAGGCATCACAGAAAGAGAAACTTTGCATTTGAACCTTACCAAAAGCCTCTTAACCAAGACGCTAGGGTTGCAAAGATTCTATGGCTTGGAGCATTAACCTGTTCTGCTCCTCGCTATCAGGGTGTTATAACAGGGTTACCAAGCTCATACTAATAGGGGGATATAATGGCAACAGCTCAATCCAGTTCTGACAAAAAAACCGTCGGAATGGTTACTGAAAAAGATGCTGGTGGGTTCATTTACACTGCTATTGGTGGTGTGCGTATGTACACTGGGCAGGGTGCACCCGATCACGCATCTGTGAAGGGTTCTCTATACGTTAACACAAGTACAGGCGAATTGTACATTTGTACAGTCGCTACTGGCACTTGGGTTAAAGTAGGAACACAATCATAAAAACCGTAAGTGTGGGGTGTTTAAACGCACCCCACTTTACACAATAAGGGAAAAAAATGACTGGAACTGAAATGATAGATATGCTGGGACTGAGGTTGGAAGACCCTGATCAAGCATCATTTACCAGCACCACAAAAATTAAGGCAATTAATATTGCCCAACGAACCGTTGTTAATCTAATTGATAACGCATACTTAACAGAATTGCAAGAAATTGATACTGCTACATTCGCCAAT